GGCGGCTACGGCGGCTTGCGGCTGCGAACGGAATATGAGGGCGACGGGCCGCAGCAACGGATATGCCTTGAGCCGGTGAACGATGCCGAGGCCACCCTATTCTTTGACGTGAACGCCAAGCTGAAGGACAAGTCGGACGCGGGACATGCCTTCCTGCTGACGCCATGGGCGCGGCGGGCATTTGTGGCAGAATATGGCGAAGAATGCGCGTCCTGGCCGATGGCATTGGTGGGGAAGTATCAATTCGGATGGTTTGGCACCGGAACGGATTTTGTTTTCATCGCCGAATACTTTGTGAAGGAACAGGTCAACAAGACCTGGCGCGTTTTCAAGGGCGGGGTCGATGGGGAAGACCTTGAGGAATTTACCGAAGAGGAACTTGATGCCGACGAATTGGAGAGGCTGAAGGCAACAGGCTTCAAAGAAATCGAACCCCGCGTTGAAAAGGTCGGGCAGGTCCGCAAGTATGTGTTGAACGGCGCGAAGGTGCTGGAAGATGGGGTTATCATTGCCGGGCCGGAAATCCCGCTGATCCCGCAGTATGGGCAGCGAACTGTCTTGGACCATGTAGAACGGTTCAAAGGGCATGTTCTGCACGCTATGGACGCGCAGATTCTGTATAACCTTCAGGTGTCCAAGGTGGCAGAGACGGCAGCGGTAAGCGGTGTCAGAACGCCGATATTCCTTGGCGAACAGATTGCACCCTATCAGGAGCAGTGGAACAACGCGCACAAGAACAATCCGGCGTTCCTCACTATTCAGTCGATGAGCGACCAAAACGGGAATATCCAGCCTGCGGGGCCTGTCGGGTATTTGGAGCCGCCGGAAGTAGCGCCTGCGGTTGCAGCCCTTATCCAGATCATGCGGCAGGACGTTGCCGACCAGATGGGAAATCCCGAAAATGCGGAACAACTGCAGCCGGATCAATCGGGTGTTGCTTTGGACTTGGTGCAGGGCCGGATCGATATGCAGTCGTATGGCTACCTTGATGAGGCGGCGGACGCAGAGCGGCGGCTTGCGGAAGTATATCAGGGCATGGCGGCTGAGATTTACGTTGAAGCTGGCCGGAAGCTGAAAACGCTGTCGGAGGAAGGCAAGCGCGGCACGGTGGAAATCGGCCGGAAAGTGCTGAACCCAAAGACCGGGGGGATTGAGAGCGAAATTGACTTTTCGCGGGCGCGGTTTGACGTTGAAGTCGATGTTGGCCCGACCAGCGCCAGCCGTCGCATGTCGATTGTGCGCACCATGTCAGCGCTGATGGGGCAGACGCAGGACCCGGAAACCAATCTTGTTATTGGCTACAAGACGCTCGAGAATCTTGAAGCTGAAGGGATGCAGGACATCCGCGATTGGGCGCGCAGGAAGCTGCTGGCGCTTGGCGTGGCGAAGCCGACGAAAGAGGAACAGGCTGAGATTGACGCGGCGGCGGCTGCGGCAGGCGAACAGCAGCCGGACCCGAATGCCGTGCTGGCCGGGGCAATGGCACAGGAAGCGCAGGCCAAGGCCGCTAAGGCCGTTGCCGACACTGCCAAGGCAGAGGCGCAGACACAGCTTACGCAGGCACAGACAGCCGAAACGCTGGCGGGCATACCCATAGCGCAGCAACGATCTGCGCTGGAAACCGCACAGGCAATCATGGCCGACATGCAGGAAACCACAACGCAAGGAATGCCCGATGCTGGACAATGAATCCCAAGCCGACGACCTGACGCCGGACGTTGATCCGCCGGAAGGTGAACCGCCGCAGGAGCCGGAAACTGATGATCCGCCGCCCGAAGCAGAGCTTGTCATCACGATTGGCGATGATGACGCTGGCGATGTTGACGGCCTTGGTGATGACATCGACACGTCCGGCATGGAAGAAAAAGAGGCCAGGACGGTTCACAAGCTGCGTGACAATCTGCGGCAGAAGATCAAAGAGGCCAAAGAACTTGAGCGCAAGGCGCGGGCTGCGGAAGCGGCGCTTGCCGCGCGGGATGCAAAGCCGAAGATCGAGGAAAAGCCGTATCCCAAGCCGATTGATTACGGCTATGACGATGCGCTTCATGAAGCTGCGGTTCTGGAATGGACTGAAAGCCAAGCCGCTGTGAAGGCGGAAAAGGCGCGGCAAGCCGAAGCGGACAAAGCCGCGCAGGAAGAATACGCCAAGCGGGTGGAGACGTATGCCGAAGGCAAGCGCGCCTTGCGTGTGTCGGATTATGACAGCGCAGAAGCAGCGGTCATGGCGGACATGACGGCAGAACAGCAGCAAATGATTCTGCGCAATGCGGCGGACCCGGCCAAACTTGTATATGCCTTGGGGCGGTCGCCGAAAGCGCGGGCCGAACTTGCGGGGATCAAGGAATGGGATCGGTTTGCATTCCGGCTGGCAAAGATTGAAGGGGAGATCAAAGTGACACAGAAAACACCGCCGCCGGTCGAGACGCGGCTTTCGGGTGGGGCGGGTGCAGGCGCGTCTGGCGGGTCACTGGCGGCCCAACTTAAAGAAGCGGAAAGGCGCGCTGAAATCAACGGCATTCGGACGGAAGTTATCAGGATCAAGGCGCAAGCAAAGGCGGCGGGGGTCAGGCTTTAACCGCCCTTTACAAAATAGCGCTACCGCCCTAATATAGTTGCCAAGGCTCCGTCTGACCTTATCAGGCGTGTTCGGAAACGGCTCCAGGCTCCGTATTGCCTGTGTCTCACCCGTAATCGCAATACAGGAGCCTTGGCAATGCCCAACGCATTTTCTAAACAAGAAACGGCCATGTTTGACAAAGTCCTTGAGGGCTTTTCGGATTCTATGGTCATGTCGAAAAACGTCACGATCAGCAGCGAAGGAGCGCCGCAGACGTTTGAACGCTCGCAGGGCGGCGCTGTCTGGCGTCCGATGCCGTACATCGCAACGGTTTTTGACGGTGTGGACCAAACGTCCAACTTCAGAGACTACACGCAGCTTATGGTCCCGGCGACCATCGGCTTTCAAAAATCTGTGCCGGTTGCTCTGACTGCCGGTGAAGCGCGGGACAAAGACTACCAGTTGAACAACATGGCCAAAGCGGCGGTGCAAGGGCTGGGTGCGGCAATCAACCAATCGGTGCTGAGCGTTGTGGCAACGCAGGGGGCGCTTTTTGTCAAGCGCACGCCCGCCGCGACAGGCTACGATGATGTGGCACTGTGCGAAGCAGTTATGAATGAAACCGGCGTCCCGATTGGCGACCGCGTGATTGCGCTCAATACCCGCGATTACAACGCGATGGCCGGGAACCTGGCCGCACGCCAGACATTCAGCGGCGACGTTTCCGAAGCCTACAAAAAGGCGTCCATCGGCGATGTCGCCGGGTTTGATACCTTCAAGATGGACACCGGGCTTCGTCTCGCGGCGGCGGTCCCTGGGGCTTCGGTTGTGGTCAACGGCGCAAACCAGCGGTATGTGCCGAGGGCAACGTCAACGGCCTCCACGGGCGAAATCGCGCTTGTGGACAACCGCCAGCAAACCTTGACCATCACGGTCGGGGCTGGTGGCGCGCTGAAAGCGGGCGATCACTTCACAATCGCCGGGGTCAACGCGGTTCACCCGATCACCAAGATCGACACGGGGCAGCTCAAGACCTTCACCATCAAGGCAATCCTGACCGGGGGCGGTATCGCTGGCACAAACACCGTTTCGATCTCGCCCCCGATCATCGCGGCGGACTCGTCTCCGACTGCGGCGGAAAGCCAATACAAGAACGTGACCGTGACCCCGGCCAACTCGGCTGTCATCACGTTCCTGAATACGGTGACGGCAGGGATCAACCCGTTCTGGCACAAGTCCAGCATTGAACTGCTCCCGTCGCTTCCGGGCCAGAATACCGGCGGCTTGGAATTCATGCAGGCGTCTACCGACCAAGGCTTGACGATCCAGATGACGCGGGCGGGCGCAATCAACGATCTCAGCGGCAAGTACCGCTGGGATTGCTGGTATGGCGTGGCCAACCTGAACCCGGAAATGAATGGGCTGATGATGTTCGGTCAAACCTGATGACGGCGGGTGGGGCGGCTTCGGTCGCCCCTTCTACATCAAGCGGTATCGGGGTTGCAAAATGGCGGCATGGTCCAAAAGAGATTTGCTTGAGCAAGCCTACCTTGAAATAGGCAAGGCATCGTATGACTTTGACCTGCAGCCGGAAGAACTGCAGTCCGGCCTGCGGGCGCTTGATGCAATGGTCGCCACCTGGGCAAACAAAGGCGTGCTGATTGGCTGGGCCGGTGGTGATGGGTTCGGCGATGTGGACGCGCTTTCCAATGTGCCGGAATACGCAATGGAAGCGATCTATCTCAATCTTGCTCTGCGCCTGGCACCGTCATTCGGCAAGGCGGTATCGCCGGACACGCGGGCTGCGGCCAAGAATGCTTTTGATATCGTGCTGTCGCGGTCGATTGTGCCGGGGGACAAGAGGATCACAGGTTATGCCGGTTCCGGCAATAGAAATGGAGTGACCGCATGGCCCGTATCTCTGACCTGACCCGCGCAACGGGGCCGATGGTTTCAAGTGATTTGATCGGGGGCTATCCCCAGGTCGCACAAGACGATCAGGCGTTCACGGCGGGGCAGATTCTGGCCTTTGTGCAGGCCAACCTGACCAGCAATCTGGCACTGGCGCAGCAATTCGCATCCCCGAGCGCCACGGCCTTCAACGTCTCAATCGTATCGCTGGCCGTGACCCCCAACACCTGGTTGATCTTGACCCCGACCGGCACCTTTGCGGCTGGCACCATCACGCTTCCCGCCAATCCGATTGACGGGCAGGTAGTATCGGTCAACTGCACGCAGATTGTCACGGCGTTGACCGTGGCGGGGAACGGGCGGACAGTGACCGGCGCACCAACGACGCTTGCGGCAAACGCTTTTTTCGAGCTTCGCTATTCTGCCACGCTTTCTGCCTGGTATAGGACGGGATAATGACGGCAAT